CTGGTCGGCCTTCCGCCCAGGGCTCGGCGCTGCCGGTTCAGCTCGGCGATGCGCTTCTCTGCGGCCTTGGTGTCGGCGTTGACGTCGAGCCGGAGATCCTTCGCCATCTGCTGCCGGAGACGCCGGATCTCGTCGTCGATCTTGTCGAGCGCCTGGTCGTTGATGTTGACCTTGATCGGCTTGTCGAGGTCGTTCAGAGCCGTCTCGGTCTTGGCCGCGTCCTGGGTGACCTCTTCGAGCGAGGTGGACAGACCGGCGAGTCCCCGCTGGGCTGCCTTCGCATCGGCGGTGACCTTCAGGTCGAGCTTGGTGGTGGTCATCGCCCGCTCACCGACTTTGCGAGGGTCTCCTGCTGCATCTTGAACAGCTTCGGCAGCCAGTCACGGACGGCCGGCCAGAAGAAGTACCCTTCCCTGCCGAGGTGCGGGAGGAACTGCATCGTCGTCCGGCGCTTCACCACGTACACACCGCCGGAGCGAGAGCGCGTGGGGTAGTAGACCTTCTTGGACTTCTTGCCGCCGAACTCTCCACCGGCGAAGACGATTCCCCCGAGACCCCCTCCTCCACCGCCCTGAATGGACAGGCCGTCCGAGGTGCCGGACACCTGAACGGTGGATGCCGCGGCGCTCTGAATCCGGGTGAACGCGCCGCCCTTGATCTCCGCCTCGATCCTCGGCCCCTCGCGGTGCAGGTTGTCCACCAGGTCCTTCTGAAGCTCACGGGACGACGTGGTCAGGCGCTTGATCGCCACGTCGAACGACGTGGTGTCAATCCTCGCCGTCATCGTCGTCGCCGCCCTTCTTCGGGGTGAGGATTTCCAGCATCGTGAGGACGACGTCGTCGTCCTCGTTCTCGAGCACGGACACCGGGATGCCCGTGCGGATGGCTAGGGCGCAGAGGATGCGGGACCAGGAGCCTTCCGGGTAGCCGCCTTCTTCGCGGCCTCCGTAGGGACCGGCTCCCTCACCCCTTCGACGGAGACGCAGGCGGCGTCGAACTGCTCGTACGTCTCGTAGGAGCCGTTGATGGAGCCCTGCCGCTTCGCCGCGGACCAGCCGAGCCAGGTCAGCATCGTGACCGACATCGGCTCACCGAGGGACGAACGCCGGTTGACCTTCTCCCAGGCCCGGAGGTCGATCGCCGAGTACTCCGCGACGACCTCCGAACCGTCCTCCAGCTCGATCTTGAGCTTCTGGCGGAGGGACATGGGATCAGGCGACCTTGCCGGCGCCCCAGGCCGTGCCGTCCCAGTGCATCTCGCCACCGATACCGGCGGTGGTGCCCTGGACCCACTGGCCCGTCGTCCAGGCCGTCGTCGGCGAGGCGACCGCGGCCTTGGTGGTCGCGTCGGCGGCGTTGCTCGGCGGAGTGGCGTTCCAGGTGCCCGGCGTCCCGGCGGTGCCCGTCAGGACGACCACGCCGTCCACGATGGGCGAGACGACGTCGAGGGTGATGTCTCCGTTGAGAGCGGAGCCCGCGTCACCACCGAAGGGTGCGTCGGCGACCGGCTTCGCGGTTCCGCTCCTCGTGGCCGTACCCGCCGTGACGGTGAACGCGATCTCACCGGCTCCCGACGTGAGCTGCTCGGCGACGTACGCCTGGTGGATCAGGTCGAAGACCGAGTCCGCCTGGCCGTAGTCCTGGAATCCGGCCAGCTCCAGGTCGTAGTTCGGCGTGGCGGAGGTCTCCGTCCCGCAGAAGGTCGTCAGCTCCTCGGTGTTCGGGGAGTCGACGAGCGCGGCCCTGGTGAGCTGGCATTCGACACGAGTCCCGTCCAGCTCCAGGGCAAGGGTCTTGATCGTCTTGATAGCCACAGTTCGGCCTCCTTCTAGGCCCGGATGCGGACAGACAGTTCGTAGGCAGGGAGTTCCTGCCCGTTGACCGCGACCCCAGGTAGGGGGCGGGCACTGAGAGGCTCGATGGACAGGATGTCTTCGGAGACGTACCCGTCGAGAGCGTTGACGACGTCCAGCAGGAACTTGGACATCTCGGCTTGGACTGCCCGCTCGTTGGAGCGGGTGGTGACGATCGTCACCGGGAACAGGAACACCGCACGGCAGAAGCCGGCCGACTGGTCGGTGAAGTCGATGGTCGGCTGACCGATGACCGCCGCAGGAACGCGGACGTTGTCGGCGATGTACGGGTAGACCCGGAGGCCGGGAACGGTCTTGATCAGGTCGTGCAGGACCGTCGCGACGTCGGTGGTCTCCTGGGTGGTGCCGGCCATCAGGCGACCACCATCTTCAGGTTCGGGCCTTCGAGGCGGGACACGTCGGCGTCGGAGCCGGGCAGCGTGGCCGAGACGAAGTCCCCGCCGGCGCCGGCCAGGCCGACCACACCTTCGGGGGAGTTGCGCCGGGCCGCGAGGCGCTGCGCCCGCAGGAACAGCGCCTTCCGTAGGTCCGCCGTGTACGCGCTGCCGCCCGTCCCGTCGTCCGGGTAGTCCACGACCTTGCCCTGGGCCTCCAGCGCCGCGTCGAGGGACTCCTGGAGGACCACGTCGTCGGTCGTGTCGTCATCCGCCAGGCCGAGCCAGGACTTCAGCTCGGCCAGGGTCGGGGCGAGGGGAACGGGCATCAGGATCAGCCCTTGGTGGCCTTGCAGAGGGCGGCGGGCCGGGTGACGACCGTCTTCGACCGCTGCTCGGCGAGCGCGTCGATGATGTTGAGGGCGAAGTTCCCGGCATGGCTGTCCGTCATGTAGAGCTGCACGGACGACCTGAAGTAGTGCGCCACACCGGCCTTGAAGTCGCCGACGATCACGGTGCCGAGGGTGGCGTTCGGGTCCACCACGGGCGTCAGACCGAAGTACGGGTCGCCGCGGTACTGCCCCGCCGAAGCGATGTCGAGGTCGACCATGTCGTCCGCGTGGATCAACACTACGTTCGGGGTGAACCCGGCGGCCTCCACCACGGCCTTGCCCTTGCGGATCGCGCCGGTGACGCCCTTGCCCGTCGGGCCGGTCGCCGTCGGCAGGGTGGCGGCGTTGAGGACGGCCTTCGCGTTGACCTCGGCCTTGACCGTCACGTCGCGCTGGAGTTCGCCGTTGATGTAGGACACGACCGCGGGGCCGTCCTCGGCGAGCTGCCGGGTGAAGCTGGTCCGGCCGGCGATGTTCTCCAGCGACGCGGGGACGACGGTCGGCTCCCATTCGACCTCGGGCTTGGCGAGACCCTCACCGACGACCGCGGCGCCGCCGGCCTTCTTCGCCCACGTGATGTAGTCGATGGAGTTCGTGCTGACCGGGATGGTGCTGGTCAGCGGGATCAGCAGCGGCGGCAGCGGTGTCGGCGTCAGGTTGACGATGGGGTTGGACGGCAGCGCGGCGTCCATGCTCGCCAGCGAGTGGGGCAGGGCCCGCCGCTCGATGTCGAACTTGCTGGACGTGCCGCGGAGGCTGCGGCTCTGGTACTCGGCGAAGGCGTCCGAGCTGATGAACTGCTCACCCCAGGACTGAGGGCCGTCGCTGCGCTGTTCGGGGACCTGCGGGGAGCGGGACAGGCGCCCGTCGAGGGCGTCGGCTGACTTCTGCGCGTCCAGCAGATTCGCGAGGCGCTCGATCTGCGTGTCGAGGCCGACGGCGCGGGCCTCCAGGTCGAGGAACGACTGGTCCTCGGCGTCGAAGTCCTCGGCTGCGGCCATCGCGATCGCGGCCTCGCGGGCAATGTCACGGGCCGAGCGGAGCTGGTCGAGCTGGTCGACGATCGGGTTCCTGAGCTTGTTCATGGCGTCCTCCTGGGGCGCTCGGTGGGGTTGGTGCTACGCGCATACCGAGCGGGGGAGGTCCGCAAGCCGTCCTTGTGAGGTACCGGGGGACCGGGCGAACCGGGATAACCGGGGTTCCCACGACGGGGGGCAAGACCGATAACCGCGTGGCCAGCGTACGACGGGGTCAGTGCGACAGGGACCGCAGACGCGCCAGCCGCTCGTCGTGGCTCTTGTCGGCGCCCTCGTCGCGGGCCGACATCACCAGGGAGCCGACCTCGCCGTAGACGCCGTGACTCACCAGGGCCGCACCGAGCAGGTGCCCGCGCGAGTGCGTGACGTGCAGGCCGTCCGGTGCCCGCCGGACCTTCATCGCCTCGCGGATCGCCCGGAACTCAACGCTGCACTCGGTGACGATCTTCTCCACGACCAGCGTGCGGGCCTCCTGGGAGTTCAGCGTCGTCGAGAAGCGCATCGTCGCGTACGCGCCGTCCGGCAGGTCCTCCACGGTCGTAGCGCAGCCCACGAGCGGCCCGTTGTGCTCGTTCCACAGCTTGCACCGCGCCGGCGCCCGGGTGGCCGCCTCGAAGCTGCGCTGCTCGAACTGCTCCCACAGGTCCAGGCCGAGGCGGGCCTCCCGGTTATAGGGCACCATCCGCAGCCGGACCTCACCGGCGTCGTCGGCGACGTCGACGACCTCCGCCGAGCGCCACTGCACGACCTCGAACCGCTTCGGCAGCTCCAGCGTCTGGGTGCTCACTGCTTCGCCTTCCCGGCCGCCTTGGCCGCCGCCGGCTTCTCGGCCTGGTCCTTGGCCTTGGCGGCCGCCGGCGCGGGATCGGTCGCGCCGTCGTCGTAGGTGAACCGCTTCTTCGCTTCAGCCGGGGGCGTCACGCCCTGGACCCGGCGGCGGACCTTGGGCATCACGCTGCTCCTTGCTGGTCGGGGACTACCTGAAGGGGTGGCTGGGGGACCGGCTCGACGACGGGCGCGATCGGGTCCATCTGGAACGCGGTCACGTCGACCTGGACGAGCTGCGACAGCGGGGCCAGGGCGGACAGCGCGTCCTCGAGCTCGCTGATCCACGGGGCCAGGCCGAACGCCCGCAGCCGGTCCCAGGTGTCGGAGACGTTCACGTAGGTGGAGGAGTTCGACAGGCTGACGCCGAGGACCTCCGGCGGCAGGCCGAACGCCATCGCCACGTCCCCGATGCCCATCCGCTTGATCGCGACCGCTTCGGCGTCGACCGGAGAGAAGGAGATCGGGTGGAACTCGGTCGTGGCGTTCAGGACCGCGATCGAGCGCCGGTCCCCGCCGTGCGCGGCCAGCCATTTCGCCTTCAGGTCGTCGGCCTGCTTCTGCTGGAGTCCCGGCTGGAGTGCCTTCAGGTAGCCGGCTGGTACGCCGGAGCGGAAGGTCCCCTGGGTGTAGGAGTCGATCGAGGCGGCCGTCTCGAACGCGGTCGGGGACAGCCCGAAGACCCCGAGCACGGTGCCGTCCTCCAGGACCGGGGACAGCGGGTTACGCATCACGCAGACCCGATACTCCAGCTCGGCCGGGCCGATGAAGGCCGAGCCCTCGCGGTTGAACTCGATGGCCTCGTTCCCGACGCCGAGCACCCAATTGCCGTCTGAGTTGATGCTCAGGGCGCCGGGGTGGACCTGGCGCATGGTCCCGGCGATCGGCTCCCCGGTGCTCGAGGGGTTGTAGACGAACGCGCCGATGCCGTACCAGATGCAGCTGCGGATCACCTCGCGGAAGAACCCGGAGCGGGTCAGGCGCCTCGTGTGCGGGAACGCTGCGAGCCCGTCGACCAGGCGCGCGTCCGGGCGCAGCAGCATCGGATCGGCCAGCCACCGGGGAGTGGGCAGCTGCTCGCCGGTGAGCGCGTCGTGGACCTTGTACGGGGCCGCGGTCAGTGGGCCGACGATCAGGTTCGTGGCCCTCGTGGTGACCGGGAGGCGTTCCGGCGCGGTCTGCCCGGGACCTTTCAGGACGGCCGGCCAGGTGTCGTAGCCGGTGTAGTAGATGCCCTCCGCGCCGGCGGTGGCCATGTCCCCGGTGAACCGGTCCCAGGCGGCCCGCTGCTCGGGCGGCTCGGGCCGCTCAGGTCGTGCGGGGCCGAAGAACCACTCGGTGAGCGACCGGCGCGCCATCAGGGACCTCCCGTGGAACGACAAGGGGAGACCGGACACTCGGCCAGACGCCACGCTACCGCGAGTCACCGACACAACGACGCAGCGTTGCCGCGGCGGGACGAGGGTGTCGCGGGGAAACAGAGTTTCAGAGTTTCAGCAGCTCAGTAGGTACTGATCTACGGAGGTCAGAACACCGCCGGCACCTCTGGCACGGCCTTGGCCTGGGCGACGGCCCAGGCGAGCGCCTTGACCGCGTCGGCGCGGCGCTTGGAGACCAGGCGTGGCCCGTCCGGCGCCGGCTGGGTCCGAAGGGCCATCACCTGCGCCGTCAGCTCCTCGGAGTCGGCGTGGCGCAGCGATCCCTCGGAGACCAGCCGGCCGAGTTCCTTGACCGCGGCCTGGGTGGTGCCCTGCGCAGGTTCGTGCCACAGCGCCCCCAGAGCGGGCTCGACGGCCAGCAGGGACTTCCCGACCTGCACCGGGGCGGCCGCGCGGTACGAGGCCGCCACCGCGGCCGCCAGCGCCGCCGTGGCGTGGCTGCTCGAGGTGACCGTGATCAGCCCACCGCGGTTCCACGCGGCCAGCACGGAGACGCCATCGGAGTACCAGCCCTCCACGGCCACGCTGTCCGGCGGCCCGGGCGGCACGGCGAGGACCTCGATCGCCTCCCAGGTGTCCTCGGTGACCACCGGGGTTCCCGGCGGTGGGCGCTCGATGTCACGCAGCAGCCACATGTTCAGGTACTGGGACCGGAAGCTGGCCATCGGGTCCTGGTCGTCGAACTCCAGGTCCACCTCTCCGCGCAGCGCGGCCGCGTACTTGTCCTGCAGCATCTGCTCCCGGTCGGGCGTCCAGTGCGGGGACGCCGCCCGCCACACTCGAGGGTCGGACTCGTCGGAGCCGGCAGGTGCACCCCAGAGCAGGAGCAGGGTCTTCCTGTCGTCGGCCGCAAGGGCCGCCGCGATCTTCGTGCGCATCAGCGACGTCGCGCGCCGGTGCGCCGTCGAGGTCAGCACGGACTGTGGCGAGATCCGCTCCAGGGTGCTCGGCTCCAGGCCGTCGGTGAACACCTCCGGGGCGACGTCCCAGGCCTCGTCCACGTAGCCGAGCGTGACGTCATACCCGTAGACCGCGGCGGTCGAGCGGACCAGCCAGCGGTGAATCTCACCGTTGATGACCTCCTCCTGGCCGACGCCCTTGGAGACCTTCCAGCCGGCCGTGACGCGCTCCGCGGCCCACCGCCAGGCCTTGCGGTGGATCTCACGGACCACGGCCACGTCACGGCCGGTGTGCAGGACGATCTGGGCCTCGGAGTCGAAGACCTCCGGGGTGGCGATCCGCCACAGCGCCATCGCTCGCAGACGAGAGCTCTTGCCGGAGCGTCGCGGGGTCGTTTCGAGGATCGTCTTCCACGGGAGGAGCCCCTCCGCGTCATGCTCGAGCTGCCGGTAGATCGCGTACCGCTGCCACCAGCGCAGCCCCTTCGGCAGTTCGCCCTTCAGCTCCCGCTCGATCCACTCGCACGCCTCCGGCCCGTACGTCCCGACCGCGTCCGGGTGGACCGGGGTCACCGCCAAGGGAGGGTTCGCATTGTCGGGAATCGTAAGAATGTCCTCAAGCCATTCCGGACAATTCGTCGTGAAGAATGTCCAGCTTAGGTCATCTCGGAGCTTTGTATGTATCTCTTGGGAAG